CGGGGGCGGCGGGGGCGGTGAATTTTCGTAGTCAGCCGGGATCGGGCCGAGTTCGCTGATCGTGACCTCTTGGCCGTCAGCATTCCACCACGTCTCGCCGCGATGATCTTCGACATAACCCCAGACGCCCTTGTCGAAACAAACGGCGTAGCCGGTCTGCGGCGCAATCGGCTCGATGGTCGTCGCCGAAGCGGGGATCAACCAGTTGCCTTCCTGCAACGGGTCGGCATCGGCCTTGCCAGCGCCAACAAACTCGAAAGTCTCGGGATGGTAGTGATAGATGTCCATTTTTACTCTCCTTAGTATTTAATAACTGCAAGAAACGCGCGGTTGCGCGGACGGGTTTCCGACCCATACCTATACCCCACGCCAGCTCGCGAGCCGTTTGTGTAAAGCGTTGTGGATGACCCGGTACCGATACGCGGAACGTCGGTCGCATTGACGGTGCCAGACCTGTCGTGCGTCAGCGTGTGCGTGTGGTCTTGATACTGGTCGTCTTGGTAAGAACCGAGGGCGCGCGAAGCATCCACCCCACGACCATCGTCGAAGCCGCGCGCAAATTCGCCGCGCATGTCGGGGATGTTAAACGTCGTGCTGCCGTCGCCAGCACCGAAAGTCGTGCCAATGGCGGTAAACAACTCAGGATAGATGAAACGCGACACGAGAGCGCCGTTAGCCTTCAGCCAACCCGTCGGCGCTGTCTGCGCCGCGTAGTAGGCGACGAAACCGGGACCAACTGCGGGCGTCGGCTCGGGAGCCGGTTCGCTGCCGCCGTTCGCGCCGGAGACAGACACCCACTGATTTGAGTTGCCGTCTTCGTAGTAGGTGTAAAGCTGGCCGTTGTTGGTGTTGAACCAAAACATGCCCTGCGTCGCGGCAGTCGGCGGTTCCGCACCGACGGCGACGCTCGCATTGCCGCTGCCGCCGCCAGACACAAATGGGATCACCCACGCGTAGCCGTCCCACGAATAGGTCGGACCATTCGGCGGTGTGAACTTTTGCCCGAGGGCCGTGGGGATTGGAAAATCAAAAGCAGCCATGTTCGGGCCTCAGTATTTGATGCAAATGAGAGCGGCGACGTTGCGCGAGCGGGTTTCAGCGGCATCTCTACGCGCAGTTGAGGTATCCACCCCGCCTGTTTTCCACAGGCCGTTGCCCACTAAGGCATATGATCCACTACCAGACGGCGTAATCGAGTTAAGAAGAAGCGTCGTCGTGTGGACATGCTCTTGCAAGGCGTCCAACTGCGCCGAACCGAACGCGCGCGAGGCGTCAATCCCGCGACCATCGTCCCAACCGCGAAGAAACTCGCCGCGCGCATCAGGTAGCGCGAAAGTCGTGCTTCCGTCACCTGCACCGAATGTCGTGCCAATCGCAGCAAATAGCGCCGCGTATGTCGTGCGAGACACCAACGCGCCATTCGCCTTCAGCCAACCCGTCGGCGCTGTGTTCCGCGCGAAAGCCGCAAGCTGACCTGCGGGGACGCCGTTATCGACGAAAGGGATCGTCGCCCAACGGTCGCCGTGCCACACATAGGTCATGCCGTCAGGGGCGGTGAACTTCTGCCCGACTGCCGTTGCTGTTGGGAAATTTATCATCACGCCACCCCGAGCAGAGTTTTGAGTTCGTTCACGTCGATGCCGAGCGTCGCGAGTTTTTCTGTGATCGGCACAGGGGTCGGTTCCGGCAGGACATCGGGAGCGGCGTCAAGCTGTTCCTGCGTCGGTTCCGGGTAGACGGGGTGCTCCCACGAGCGGATGTAGTCGCCACGTCCGTCGCTGTCGTTCTGGAGACAGATGGTGCCGTCCATGAACGCATCCTGCTCATTCGCGAGTTCGGGATAGATGTTGATGATCTTGTTGTAGAGAGACATTTTATGCTCCTCGAAGGAAGGAGGCGGAAAAAAGCTGATTTGCGCTGGAGGAACCCATCGTCAGAGCAGCGCCAGTATTCTGCGTTCCGTAGCACTCTAAGTAATCGGTGCTGCCATTTAGATATACGACGCAAGCTACAAGCGGCGAGCCCGCCACGCCGGTAACACTAATGACGCCGCAATTAGTGTAAGAGACCCCGTTTTTAAATATCGAAATACTCAGAGCTGCATTTGCCGAAGCCGGTGCGCCTGTGAGTAGCCGGGCATTAACCTGATAATATCCAGCGACAGAAGGTGTAAATCTGGACAAAGCTGTATTATACGCGCCGCCCGCATTAAATAGCGCTGTGTCATAATTTAATTTTGTGTTCGTGTTGTTTGCAACCGAAACTAGCGCGCTTCCGTGAGCCGCAAAAGCCGGGCCAACTAAAACACCGCCAAGCGTCGTGTCGGTCGCAGCCGGAAGCACATAAGCCTCCGCACCACCCGTCGTCGAAACCCACTGCGAACTGTCGGCGTCGGTGTAGTAAACGTAAAGCTGGCCGTCAGTGCTGCAATACCAGAGGTCGCCGGGAGCAGGTGAAGCGGGCGGCGTGTCGCCCGTCGTAACAGACGAACCACCTGCGGCGCTTCCACCACCAAGACCAGACACAGAGACCCACTGCGTCGAGTTCGCGTCTTGGTAGTAGACGTGAAGCTGACCATTCGTCGGATTATACCAGAGGTCGCCAACCTTCGCGCCGGGGGGCGGCGTGTCGCTCGTCGCGATCTGTTCGCTGCCCGGCGTGTAAACGAGGCCGTCGCTGCCGAGGTAAGAGATGTTTCCGAGGTCGGCGGAGACGAGAGCCTTCGGCGCGTAGAGGGCGTCGTGATTGTGATTTGCGTCGGCAGCGCCGAGATCAGCCGCCGTCAAGACGACGTCGCCGATCTTGCCGTTCACCGAGGTAACGAGATCACCCGAAATCGCCTGCCACTGCGCGGCATCAAACGCCCCAGCCGGCACAGCCGCCAGAGCGCGATAGATCACGCCATCGACGACAACCATCTCGCCTGCGGCATAACTCGCGGCGTCAGAATGGAAGCGAATGGCGATCAAATCCTGCGGAGAGCCTGCAGTGTTAATCACACCAAGCTGCAAATCCGCGAAATTCACATAGAGAACGCCCGGCGCCTGAGAATTAACAGCGGGGCGGCTGGTCGAGACTGACGACCGCAGCGTCTGCATTTTTGTAAGCATATGCTTTGTCCTATTTGCTCATCTGGCAAAGTAGTGAGGGGCGCATGGCGCCCCTCACAATATCATTTTCAGAAGGTGCCGCCGTCCACGGGACCGCGCAGAGCGACATCAAGTTCGTCAATCGCCGCCTGAACATTGTTCGAAACAGCGTAGACGTTCGTGCCGGGCGTATATCCGACGTTCGCAGCAACGACAGCCTGCAGGCCGTAGTTGAGCGTCACCAGCTTCACGCCGTCAGAGGCGACCCAATCCTGCTTCGCAGCCGGTTTGGTGTTGCCAGTGCCAACAATCGAGCCGGCAGTCGTGACAATCCAGACATAGTTTTTCGTCAGGGTCGGATCGACATCGGCAATGTTCGCCGGGACGTTCGGAACGCCAGACGCGGCAGTGATGTCACCCGTCGAAGCGTCCAAGGTGCCGGCGAAGATCATCACGCCCGTAAGAGCGGCGATCTCCGTGCGGAGTTCGTTGATGGCCGGCACTACGTGCTTGCTTGTGGTGGTAAGCGCAGCGAGCGTGTCACCCAACACGTCCGCCTTCAGGACGGCAGTGTCGACAAAGGCGTCAGCAGTGCCGGCCTCAACGTCAGCCGTGACGGCCTTGTTGACGGCGAGAACGCCAGCATTGTCCTTGATCGTGATGCCGTCAGCGATGCCGGCGACATTGACCGACAGGATGCCGTCGCCGTCATCGACGATGGTCGTGCCGTCACCCGTGACAGACGAAGCCGCCGCGCCGAAGAACAGGTTGCCCGCGCCGTCGGTGATGATAACATCACCAGCCGCACCACCCTTGACGTTAAGGTCAGCAACCTCAATCGCGAGCTTTGCACCAGCAGCGAAGGTCTTGGCGCCGGAGGCAATCGTCTGATTGCCCGTCAGTTCAAGCTGACGCGCCGGGCCAACGAGGACATGGTTCGCCGCGCCGTCGCCGACAACGAGGGCATTCGGGCCATTACCCGTAAAACCACCCTTCGCCCACGCGAGTTCGCCCGCGAGAAGCGTCGGTTCGGCAACGGGGGTATTGCCGATATTGCGTTTAATCTGAATTACAGTTGTCATCTTTCACTCCTGCTTAGTTGCCACTCGCGGCAACGCCGCAGAGTTCTTTTTCCGCACGTTTCCGCGCGTGATTACCCAAATTCGCCGCCAGAGACGACACCGCCCCATTTTACTACTCCAGCCGGATCGACTGTTAGTGCATCATTCGTTCCGAGAGGCGGCTCTGGCAAACCTCCTCCCAAACTCCCAAGCGCCACCATGACGAAGCCGCCGGCTCCATCCGTCGCAACCGTCATGTTCGCTTGTTTGCTATTTTCGGCTCTGAGTTGACTTATCGTTTCTAACGACAGCACCTCATCGCCGCGCACGACCAAGTCATAAGCCCTCTCATAGCTGCGCGACATTTTCACTCTCCTTCGCGAGTTTCGCAGCGCGACGTTTTTCCCATCCACGCTTTATATTTTCGCGCCACTCTGGCGGCAGGGTTTTTCCAAGCAGCGGTCCCGGTCTTCCAGTAAGCGCTGCGCTTACTTTGGCGCGCGTCTCTGGGTTGTGCATCGGGTTTGGTCTCCCGCGCATCGTCTCTTTGAATTTGGCGACAGCTTCCGGGGGGCGCTTAGACCCTTTCATGCGGGCGCGGGCTTTCTCCCGCATTTCAGGTCGCTTCATGTGGTTGTTGTCACCGCTAACGGCGGTGCGAATTTTTTCGACGACATCTGGGTCGTGCATTGGGTTGTTTTCGCGCCAACGCTCTGCCCGCGCCGTGCGCACCTCTGGAAGATTGCCGGGATTATTTTCTTTGATGCGCGCTTTCGCTTCATCGGTATGCTGATAGCCTGTTGCGCCTTCGCCACCATCAGACGTGTTAACAAGGTCAGCGCCGACCGCACGCCAATACGCGATC